TCTACTATGTCGTCTGTATTTGCCTACATTACTTACTAACCATTGTGTCATCTCATTGTATTTGTCAATGTGTTCTGCTCTAACTGAACATTCATACCATCCTGGCTTAGTATATGCCCAACCAAGTACTTGGTCATAATGCTCATCTATTATTGCCATCTAAGTAGAAACCATTCTAAATCTTTTTTATCACGAAACCAAAACTTAGAATTATTCATATACCATCTCATGTCAGGTGTCCATACTCCATCTACTGAAGTTGGTCCTAATGTGTCAACTATCCATGCTTCCATTTCTTTCCATTTAACACTATTCATTGGTTGTACAGTCAAATACTTTTGACCATAAACCGTACTCTCGCTAAAGTCAAAAGAATTCCATCCTAATGCAGACATTAACACCATTGCGTCAATATCTTTAGCCATTTGATCGGCTACTTGATTAATAATTTCTTCTGTTATATTCATATCCACCTCAACGCAAAATAACTAGCATTACTATCATTGTAAAAAGTAAATCTTGCATGTCGTTTTACAATAGGTTCATGGCTAAAATTGTCATACTTCTCTTGGTAGTAAGCATAATCAAAATCAACTCCTTGAACATAACCCATGTTTCGTAACTCATGTCCTATTTCCATAGTTCTTTTGGCAGTAATATATAGGATAACGTCAGCCACAGGTCAACTCAAATAAAATGGCATCACGTTCATCGGTAAAATAGAAATCCATATATTCTTCTGTTGCATGTGTATAATATCTGTCCCCGGGTAAACCAAATTGTTCTACTGCCCATGCACAAGTTTCATTCCACGTAGGAATATCATGGTTCTCTTGCCAAGATATACGTACTCTAGTACCCGCCGGCATTTAATAATTCCTTAACTTGTTTAACATTCGCAGGATCACGATTAAACTTTAGTGCCCATTGCTCTGGATTAATATAGTCCATAATCATCTTCTGCTGGTCATCACGTAATGTACTTAAGAACTGTACACCACTAGAACTTTGATATAACATCCATGGACTAATTCGTCCTCTAGCTACTTCATAACAGATATTGTTTGGATTACCGTAACGTAAATAATCTCTGCTTTGAATCTTCTCTGCTTCAGCTTTTTCTATTGCTGTTTCAATACTACGATGTATCGCATCCAATGGATCTTCAGTACGCAAATATTCACATAAGAACTTTGTATAATTAGTATCTTGCCGCCAATTGTCAATACGTATTGAATTCTTTAATAACCAATCACTGAATCTACTAACATTAATACACTTAATTTCTACACAATATAGACCAAACTTAATGAATGCAAGATAATAAGGATTCTTAATGAATTCTTCATATGTACGATTCTTTGTGCCTGCAGTGTTCTTTTTATAGAACTGCAACCAAGCTTGGAAACCCACACGATTACCTTGACGGTCACGTTCTAACCATCTACGTTTAGGTTCGCATATGTGTTTAAGTACAGTACTTTCACGTTGGAACGTAGCTTTACAGAACTCACATCCATATAGTGATTTAGTTTCCTCGGTCTTTTTCATATTGCTTAATATCTTCCTCAGTCACTAATTGACTAAGAACTTCTATATCCGATTGTTTTAAGTTAGGGTATGTTTCTGCTAGATAGCATTTACGTTTATGTTCTAACACAAATGCTTTAGCAATCTCATCAATATCATCACTATCTACTTTAGGATAAATCTTAGTGTAATATTCTTTAATATCTTTAGTTTTAGCAGGTTCTTTTAATGATGTTACTTTACTACCTAAATGAGGTATCCACTGATGGAATTGTTTACCTAATCCAGGACTACTAGCACATAACATATACCATTGTAATTTAGGATGCTTCTGTACATATTCATTAAACAAGTATTTGTTAGCATGATAATCAACACTACGCAAGTAATAACCCTGAACATCTCCTGTACCTTTGATAGCACTCATCCAATGTGTCATCATATAGGGAACAAACTTCTTTTGTTGTTCTTCTGTTAACCTATCATAATACCCATAATCTTTCTTGTCCATAGCCGTAAGAGCATCAAACAAGTTAAAATCTTGTGCTTCAAACTTTTCATCAACGGGAGTATTCTTTTTAGTTGCCATTAAAATGCCTGACTATAATCCACAATCTCACAGTTACGACTAATCTCTTTTACAAAATATACACATCGTGGCTTAGGGCCATCATCTAACGGAACACATAAGAATTGACCGTTCTTCAATCTAGGTGCATACCATGTTACATCATGGTAAATGTCTACGATTTCAATTGGAACAAAACTTGGGCTAAAGCTACTTAAAGGATTAAACTCAAATCCGTTGAAACCTCTATCATTGATACTAGTTAACGGTAATGTCTCTAAGTCTCCGTGTTCTTGCTCACCGATTAGTATTTGCCAATCTACTGGCATCTTAATTGTACTGTTGCCAATCTTTAATACAAGTGCAGGGCTGTTAAATGATTCTAAAAAGATTAATGGGATATAATGATAATCCACGTTGCTCGGGTTGCTATTATCTAATATAGCAAAGCGAAGGTCATCAATCTCTTCTGGAAGTGTTTCTAAGTTATAAAACTCGTTATCTAATGTTAAAATTCTCATATTGTTATTATATCACTTTCTTATCTGTATGTCAACTTTTCTACATCAAACGGGTAGTTTGCTTCACGGTAAAATGCTTTACGTTGCGTTAAATGTCGTTTAGCAAACTTACAACTACTGGTTATGTCGTAGATTTGTACATGGTCTTTATCTTCTGCCTTACGAATTCCTCGACCGATACTTTGGATAACACGGACAAATGATTTTCCAGGTTCAATGAGAACCAGATTAAAAATGCGAGGTATGTTGATACCAACAGCAGCCACACCATATGTTGCCACAATAATTTTATTACTTGCGGTTGCAACTTCGTCATATTCTTCTTTCCTTTCGTTCATATTAGTAGCACCACTAACAAACACACTTCCGGGCAATCTGCTAACAATCTCTTTTCCTGCATTAACTCTATCAACTAGAATCAATGTATTACCTGTATCATTGATACCACTGATAAGACTAGCTATCTTATCCAATCTTTCACTATCTTCTAACAAGTGTTTCAATTCGCTTTGATAGTTGGTAAACTCTTTACCGTCTTGTAACTGCATAATGTTAACATAGCAACGTGCTAATACACCTTGATCCTGCAATTCACTAGCAGATAACTTACCAATAACGTTACCCAAACTTACATAGATACTTTGTGCTTCAAACTTAGCTTTAGGGATAGTTCCTGTTAAGCCCCAACGAATGGGCACTTTGCTGAACACCCCTGTAAGCAATGTTTTGAGTGCGTCGGCTTTAGCCATATGTACTTCATCAACCATTACACAAACAACACCTTCAATAAAATCTAAGATATCTACTTCTGCTTCACCTGCTTTAGTTTTCTTAAGCATGTTATTAAGACTTTGCCAAGTACAGATTGTATGTGTCTTATTGTATTCTTTACGATCACCGAAGTACACACCCACATCTAAACCTAGATTGATATAATCTGCTTCTGTTTGTGTTACTAAACTTTTATTCGGAACGATAACAATACTACGTCCATACTTTTCTACACTATAACTTAGTGCGGCAGTCATTAATGTTTTACCTGCACCAGTAGCAATTTCTTGTAATGATTGTGGGTTCTCTAAGAAGTTGTTTACAATTTCAATTTGATAATCACGTAGTTCAACTGGAGTACCTTCTTTAGGATGACCTTTAGGCCAGTTCTTATGTTTGAATGTAGCCTCGGACACTTTGTCAAATGTAAAGGTTGTTGTGTAATCTCTTAAATCATCTAGCTCAATATCATATCCCGCATTGTCTAGGTAAGGAAGTATTTCAGGAAGTAGATTGATGTAAGTACTACCCGCTAAACTGAAATAGCTAACCTTACCATTCCATCTACCTAGTCTTACTGCAGGTAGATAACGTGCTCCGGGTATTTCGTACTCAAACATTTTCATCAGTGCTTTGCGCTCTGATAGTTCAAGTCCCTCTATTTTTACATTCACCTCGTCTTTGACGATTATTTTACATTGTTTCATTCTTTTCCAAGTTAACTGGTTGACTATTTACCACGTTGATTACTTTTGCTGTGTTAGCATGATCCGTATCACTTATCAATTTAAATTTGATTAGAACCGGGAACTTATACTTACTCATATTATCATGTATCATCATTCTCCCAGAATCATTATAACGTATCCCGGAAAGTTCCAATGCTTGTTTTAACTCGGTTTTACACTTTATGTTAGTTGCTAATCCTATTCCGGATACTGAAACGTAATCACATTTAATATTTTTTAACCAAGGTACAATATCACATATGTTTGACAATTCTACTTTAGGATTATATGAACCGGCAAACCTTTCTTCATCAGTTAATAAGATACTTTCATCAACTTCTATTCCATATCTTACTAGTTCGGCTAACGTTGTTAATTCTGTGTTTAATTTAATATGTTGTATAGCGTTATCTAATGCAGAGTTGGTACATGCAATCATATAATTACCATTAACACAAACTAATGTAGGTGTCCAGTATTTTGCATCTTTGTAATACTCTTGTTGACTTAATATTTTTTTAACATTGTCGCTATATCTAATTTCATTAAAAAAGGTTCCAGTCATTCGTACTGCTAGTTTTAATGAAAAGGTGCTCAAATCAGCAATATAGTATTTATTGATATTATCCCATAAAAAACTAGATTGACTAAGTGACCTAAACGCCGTAATAAATGCTTTATTATAAGGTGTCTTTAGAATGATATTGTCATCTACAATACCAATATGAGCGGATGTATATTCATCAGTAGTTGTTACTATAAGTGTTTTCCAAGGAAGATTTAGTAATTCCTTAATAAACATTTGATTTTTTACAAATTGACGTTCATATTTTTCAATAAGTTTATCAACTAGTGTTGATTGATTGCTGGTGATACGACTTTTAGATACAATAATTTTTTCAAGGTTTTGAAGGAATCTGATATCATACCTACTTAATCTTAAGTTGGTAAACATATAATATATCAATTGTTCTTTATTATTCAATTCAATCATTCAAACATTGTACAACAAATAAAACAAAAAATCAATAAAAAAGGGGGAGACCGAAGTCTCCCAAAGTACTTAAAGAAAGGAACGAAAAACATTTATCGGAACGGACTTATTGACATTGCCGTTACGCACACTGCAGGGGTTATGCCGATTTCATGCAAGTTGTCTTAGCAAGATTCTGCCAATTGCTAGGACTGATCTTAACCAAGTCTGCAATCTTCAAACACATACGCAAGGACACTTCACGCAATTTAGTATGATTATCCCACATGAAGTTAATCACCGTTTGTGATTGTTCTTCAGTAAAATCATAATCTTTAAACAAGCCACCCTCAGCATCACGATGTACTTGCTTGATACGCAACATCTTGTCACGATCACCATCAATAGTCAGGTCCAGAAAGTGACAACGACTCTGCAATGCTTCTAAGTGATCCTGCAATTTCTTAGATTTGAGATTGCCGAATTTCAAGTTAGTGATAAAGATAGCACTACCATTGAAGTTGAAAGTATTTGGGATACCTTCTTCACGCAACAAACGACTGTCAGAGTTCCAGCAAATTCTACGTGTCTTGCCTGAATCAAGTGCGGCCTTGAGAATGTTCAAACTCAAGTCATCAGTAAAAACACTATCACAATCATCAAAAATTAACACATTCTTAGTGTCAGAATACTTGTACAATTGAGTATACAAACCCAATGCTGTCATAGCACCTTTGACAATTTGAAAACGAACTCGCTTGCCTGCAAGCTTGTCAAACATGCTTGCTTTCTCCATTTGTGTTTCAACACCATGAGATTTGCCGACACCGGGCGGGCCTGAAACAATCATGGCACGAATGTCACCATTGATACAAGCACGTGACATTTCATCAAGGACCTCAAAACGTGTAGCAATACGGTCCATTGCTTCTTGTTCTGATTCTTTCACAACTTCTTTCTTAAACTCTACTACAGCATTAGCCATAACTTTATCTCCATTTAAAAATTCAATATTATCAATCGCATCTACTAAGATTTTAATCTCAGCACTACGACCCGGGAACTGACCATCATTTTTAACAGTCACATAACTACCTTTTTTACTTGTCTGAAAACCCTTGACAAGTGTAAACACTTCACCTTTAACTGCTTCATTACGATAAGAACCTGACAAAATACGAACTGTAGACATAGCTTCTCCTGTGTGTTAATCAATCAATACAAGTATTATAGCACAAATGCCATTTATTGTCAAACAACGTGATAGATGACACCTTGATCGGTGTATACTTTAGTGATACCTTCAAGTGCCCAATCAGATTCAAGCAAAGCTAAATGTTTGCGGTCCTTGATAGTTGCTTTATGAACTTTCACTCGGATCCATTTCTTGCAATTTGTTATAGACACTTGTTCAGCGGCATATACCATTTCAAGTCCCAATTTCATACGTTCTGCACGTAATTTTTGACTAGCACTAAAACGACTTGCATTGACAGCACTTTTCAAACTTGCATCACGGGCCGCAAAGAAAGCGAATCGTCCAGCAGATTTGTGTTCTGTTTCATTTACAATCATATAAGCTCCTTTAATCAATCTATACAAGTATTATAGCACAATGCCCATTTATTGTCAAATTATGCTACCTTACGAAAATACATATAAGGCAAGCCCAATGTATAGCACAGATACTCATCATCACCTTGAGTGTCCTCAGCTTCGTGGATCCAGCGGATTGCTGTTGCACGGTCCTTAGCACCTGAAAATTTCAGGTCATCTACCCTTTTCTCAAAAGAGAAAATTGCATGTTGTTCTGCCTGAACACGGACCTTTTCTTCGGCTTCAATAGCTACACCGAGTCCTTCAAACT